ATAGTAAGATTGAATGTAAATGAATCATTCGAGTATTCCCATATATTCTATATACCGATATATATGGGATTAGTTGGATGGGCGATTAGTAGTATTAGAGAAATTATTTTTAAAAAAGATGATGATAACAATTAATTATAAATGTAAGACATAGTAATACATATAGAAAGGAAAATGATTATGAAGAATGACACAGCATTTACATTAAGATTACCTATTGAGGTATTAGAAAAGATTAAACAGGAAGCAGATAAATATGGTGCATCTGCATCTTGGTATGTACGTCTAATTATTAATAATGAATTAGACAGATTAGCTAGACAAGCTGAACAAGAAAAACAAAATGAAAATAATTAATTAAGATGAGGAGACAATTATTATGGAAAATTTAAACACAATTAACATTCACGGCAAAATGTATATCCCCGTTAATGAAAGAATTAAATATTTTAGAAATCAAAAACAATATGAAGGATGGACTATCGAAACAGAAATCGTATCAATGACAGATACATCAGTAGTTATGAAAACATTTATTAAAGATACTACAGGTAGAGTAGTTGCTACAGGATATTCTGCAGAAGATAGAAATGCATCTCAAATTAATGCAACATCTATGATTGAAAATGCAGAAACATCTGCAGTAGGTAGAGCATTAGGTATGTTAGGTATCGGTATTGATACATCAGTAGCATCTGCAGATGAAGTTAATAATGCAGTAAGACGTCAAGAAAATACTAATGTACAACAAACACAAAATAATACAAATACATCTTATCAACCAGAATACAGAGATTTCCAAATGGAAGATGGAAATGTAGTTAGATATAAGAAAGCATACTCTAAGAGAAACAATGGTTATTTCTGGTTAATAGTAGATGAATCATTAGCTAATACTTATCCTAAATTCTTAAAGTATGAAGGATAATTATTAATATATCCATATGGGGAGATGAGATATTCTCCCCTAATATCCCTATAAAAATTTCTCACAAAAGGTCTTGTAATTTCTTCGTTTTTATGGTATCCTATATGAGAAGTATATGATAGACGTAAAAAGGGCTAAAACGGGCTAAAATAGGCCTTAAAATGAACGTAGAGGTCTCCAAAACCGTTAGTGAGGGTTCGAATCCTTCTGCCCCTGCCATAATAAATCTATCCATATTTATAATAATTTTATGATAAATTTTACATAATATTATTATATTATATGTTAGTTTAAAATGCACGTCTATTATTAGTAGATGTGCTTTTTTATTAATTTAAAATAATTCTACTAACAATCTACTATACTTCAAAAGTATATAGAAAGGGAATTATATTATTATGAAAATGAAAGAAATTATTGATTTATTCAGAGAAGAGAGTGCTCTGAGTGTGAGGTCGGAAACATTACGTTACGATGATTGTCAGTTTCAGGCATTATTAAAACATTTTGGTGAGGAATATGAATTGGGAGCATTGACCAAACCAGTAGTAATGTCATACATACAGACATGTAAATCATCTAACAATAAGAATTCGACTATTAATAAACATTTGAAGATGTTATATCGTTTAATGAGATATGCCGTAGAGAATGAGTACGTAGATGTAACTAACGAATTAGAAAAGACATATGCACAAATATATCGTTTAGGTACATTAAAGGATGATTGCCAGTCATATAGGACATTATCAGATCATCAAACAGAATCTCTCGTTAATTATATTGACTCATTAAAAGAAGACAAATTTATATCTCTACGTAATAAGATTATTTTATCTATTATGTTAGGAACGGGTGCTAGACGTAATGAGGTCGTGCATATTAAACGTTCTAATATAGATTACGATAATAATTCTATTTACCTAGAAACTACTAAAACAGGTATCACTAGACATATTTATATAGATGATGTATTAAAAGAGCAAATATCTAAATTAATACAACTGATGGATACATTAGGATACAATACAGAAACAGAATATTTATTTATATCACATCAGAATAAATGTAGATTAACTATACAGGGTGTAGATGAAATATTCCGTAAATTAAAGAAAACATTAGGATTTACAGTTACACCACATATGTTACGTCATACATTTGCAACAGAATGTGTAGAGAATGAAATCCCATTATCATCATTACAGCAACTAATGGGACATACACGTTTATCTACTACACAGATTTATATTCATTTAGCAGATAAACGATTAAAGAAGGATGCATTACGTTATAATCCATTAACAACTAGACGTGCTGTATAAGAAAGGCAGATAAATGAAAATTGAATTAAATGAACTACAAGATATTTTAGATAGTATCGAGAAAATACCCGATATTAATATCTATGGCACATTACAGAGGCATTTTAAGAATCCTCTGTATGCCAAACGAAAACAACGTGAATACAAACATAAATTCAATATGGAAGACATATTAAAACAAACAGAATCCACCGTTAATTTTATGATAGTAGGGGATTATAAATATGTTTTAACACCGTATTGTATTATGGGAGAGTACGAGGATGAATGTTATCCTATTCTAATTAAAGCAAAGGATAATGAAGTAGTAGAAATCTTTTATTTCGTAGATAAAGATAAATACGTAATTAATAAAATATCTAATAATATAACAAAAGAAGATAGAGTATAAAACTCTATCTTTTTGTTTTTTTACTAACAGGTAGGACATCCAAACCGTTAGTGAAAGAGGTTAATATTATTATGAAAAATATTAAGATTAAGAGAAAGGCGGGTAGTAGTATGATGAGATGTTTTTAAGGGAAGATGATACTACTACCCTAGTTAAAATGAAAATGAGAGAAATTATGGCATATAATAAGGTGAGAGGAATATTACCTTATTATAATTAATTGTTCATAGGTTGCACGTTTTTATCTGTTAAGGATGCAATCTCTTTTATTTGTGTTTGCATTTTCTCTACTTCTTTTTGCATTTTTAATTTATATGATTCTTCTATTTTATTTTTTTCTATTTCTAATTGTTTTTGGAATTCACTAGATTCAGGATTATCTAATAACCATGCATTATATTGTTTTAATATATCAGTACGGTCTAAAATAGATTTAGTAATAGTAGTATCATAAATATCATCTGCTTGCATTAATGCAGACATAATACGCCATACAACCATTACAGCAGTTAATACAATAGATACCACATAAGATACCCAGTTACCATCTGGTGCAGTCCATACACCTACTCCTAATAATACAGTAGATACAATATACCAGAATATTTTAGAGTATGTACGTTTATTAAATTCTCTATTATAATTTGCTCTAGTAACAATATCAGATCCTACAGGAGAATCTAAATCATTAAAATCTGAATAGAATACTAATGTTTGTTTAACAGGAGTTCTATCGATATGTTCAGCTATATATTCTACAGTAATTAATTTCCTTAACATCTCTAATTTGTTCTCATATCGTTGAATACGTCTAGAGTTAAGGGTTTTAGCCTGTTTATTTTCTAATTTATATATTTTTTTATTAATGTTAGCAATATAGATTTCTATTTTACGTTTCTTATTATAAATGACTAGGAAATCTTTAAAGTTTAAATTTTTTTTATCATTTAATTCTTTATATGCCTTTTTAGCATCTAATACTACTTGTCTATTAGCAGTTCTATAATACACCGCATTAATAGTAGCACGGAATATCATTACGACACCAGCTAATGTACATGCAGTAGAGACCCAGAATCGCCAAGTAGTTAATTTATCAAAATCAAATCCCATAGCAACGATATTAATACCAAATGAGAATACAATAGATAAAATCATTTGAATAATCGCAGATATTGTTCTAGGTCTAGCTAATGAATATACTTTTTTAACAGCATCATCACGAGTTTTCGTAATCATGCTAAGATTATTGTCCATTTTATTGTATGTTGTTTGTATGTTGTCCATCATTATCACCATCTTCATTTATTTTTTCCTTATCATCTGCACTCTTATCGGACAATTCATCTGCTTCAGTAAAAATGCAGATGACAGGAATTATTAGTATTATTAATAATAAAATAAGAAGAATACGACTACTCATCAACATCAGAATCTGATTGGTTATCATCAGAGTCATCTTCTTCCATAGCGGCTCTATTAGCGATTTCTTCGCCAGAGATAGGTAATTCACCTTCTATGTCTAATAACATTATTTTAAGGTCTTCTTCAGGTCTATCAGGATAGATTTCTTTTAATGCTTCTAGACGAGTAATTAAACCAGCATCTAATGCAGCACCTAATGAATTAATTTGAGAATCATAAGAAGGTTTTTCATATTGACCGAACTCTACTATTACATCATTAAAATCATTAACACGAACGGTTTTGGCGTCTTGTGTCGCAAAATAATATGCTAATAATAATTCAGTTAAGTCTTTAATAGTATCAGACCATCTATTAATCTTTTCAGCTCTAGTACGTAAAGAAACTTTTTCACGAATCTCTAATGCAGTACCAGATGAGTTAGCACCAGCCAAATCTAAACCAGCAGTAGCAGGAGATATACCAGCCTCAATTAATGCTTCTTTAATTAAATTATTATATGTATCACGTAATGCCTCAATATTATTTCTAACATCAGCAATATCTCTTTCTACATGTGCTTGTACCTGAGTAGGTTTAGCATCATATAGAATTACTTCATTATAGTTATAACCATTATTAGGAATTACTTTACCTTCTTTATTCTTCTTTAGAGTATATTCAGGTCTATAAGTAATCATTTTAGATTTACGAGTTAAATCCATAATATTAGATAATATTTCATCGATAGATATTAGAGTATCTTTAATACCATCGTAATCAGATGTAGCACCAGCATTATTTTTCTTATATACTGCCATGATTCTATTGAATTTACTACCATCATTATTAGAGAAATAAATATCTTTTAAATTTTTAGTTTCTTCTAATTTAGATAGAGATACCTCATTATCCTTACTATCACGTAGAGAATATTTAATATATCCTTTACCATAAATAGATTTTAATGTATAACGGTCTGTACCCTTCTTATAATAATCTTTAAATATAATTTCATATATTCTATCATTATATTTAGTTTTGATTTCTACATCTTCTTTAGGATAAGGTATAGCCATAGGATATTCAGAGAATTCTTTATCTATAACAATTTTAAATGCAACAGCACCAGAATATGACTCTAATGCAGATGCCTTTTGGAATAGTTCAGATTTATTATTATCTTTATATATATCATCAATTATTTGTTTTAGTTTTTTATCTTTAGATTTATTTCCTGTAGAGATAGTAATTGTAGGATCTTCACCGAATACTAAATTTGTCATACATTTAGTAATTACGTTAGATAAATTACAATGAATTACAGGAATTCTAAACTCATCAGTATTAACTACTGCATAGAAATTATATAATTGATCATTAAATGGTCTAATAGTTCTAACAGTTTTATAGAACTTACATAGGTCTGTGGAATCTCCAAAATACCAAAGTTTGTTTTCTAACATTTTCCAATCAGTATATACAAGAGTTCCTCCAGAGATGAAATCCATACCATTAAAACTAAATATTTCATTTAATCGTTTATCAAAAGCATTCTGAAATTGTTTAGTCGTTATCACCATTTAACAATTCCTCCTTTAGTTCTTTTAATTTTTTGATTTCTAATAGTCTTTTCTTTTCAGACTCTTTTTGTCTTTGAATTTCTTTTTTCATTTCTTCACGAGTCATTAATTCTTCACTATGTCTCTTACGTCTGATTTGATATCTCATTTCTTCGTTTTCGACATATTCAGTAAATGTCTGTAAATTAAGAAATTCTACATTATTAGTATCTATAAGATTAACAGCATTAGGATTACTTCTCCAATCAGAAGGAGTTTGTTTAGCTAATGCAGTTACTTCACGTTTTAATATTTTAAGGAATTCGTGGATTAATACATCTAACCAAGTTAATCTACTAGCATTAGATGAGATATATTGAACATAATATTCTTTTACTTCTCTAGCTTTCTTATCACGTTTTCCTTTACGCATTTTACCTACGATTTTATTAGGATTAAAATATAGTATGACACTACGGTCATCTAATTCTTGAATAGTATATGAACGCATGGTTAATCCAGAATCAACAGGAATACAATTAGGGTTTTTAGTTTCTCTGTATGCAGTATTAAAACATTTTTTTAATCCAGGGAAATGTAAATCAACACCAAATAGTTCCTTAGTATCTAACATGAAATAAACAGGATTACCATCATCGGATTGTTTATTTACTTGAAATTGTAATGATGATTTAAATTCCATTTCATCACCCACCTATTCATATTTAAATTGTTCATCGATTATATCTTTAAAATGTCTATAACCATATAAACATGCATCTATAGAATCGATATGTGGAGCAGCCTCATTAGATGGCTCGTCCCAATATATTTCTTTACCTTTTAGAATTGCTTTAGGGTCATAAATAGTTTCTTTAAATTCTTTAATAGTTTCTTCACAACTATTATCAAATCTCAATCTACCATTAAATAATGCAGATGATGACCATCTAATTCTATCTTCTACATTCATATCATCAAATGATTTAAGAGCATAATCTATAGAGAAATAACCTAAACCATGTGATGCTAATGCCTTTTGTACTTCTACATAAAAATCTGGATCAGTATCGACATATATTGCTTCAGGTGCTCTATCTAATATGTTCATATTTTGTATGACAAATTCTACATATGCATTCGCCATATCAGCGGTTGTTTTAAAATCTCTATTTGTTACGGATTTATTTCTTTGACTAAAATCAGACACACAATGACATTCTAATTGTCCTGTATCCTCATTATATGTTAATGCTATACAAGAGAATGCAGTGCAGCTTCGGGTATTGCCTGGGTCTGCTACCGTAACATATTTAGTATATTTAAAATCTTTACGATTAATATAATTCTTATCAGTTAATTTATAAATTAAACCTTCTATAGATACACGTTGTCCTAATACATAACGTTTATAGAACACACTCTCTGGATCATAAGATGATAATATAATTTGTTTTTCATTCTCAGTTAATCCAGGGTTATCCCAGAAGGTGAAATTCATTAAAAACATTTTATTTCTACTAACTAATTCATCAAACCATTTATATATAGGATGATTAATATTAGTAGAGTTTAATGAAATAATAACTTTAGCATTTGGATGGGCTTGAACTCTTTGACGTAATTCATCGATTGAATTCTGATGCCATCTATCTATTTCATCACATGCAGCTCCTGAAATAGAAAATCCATGCCAACTATTGTTAGAACTAACATTAGCAGCCTCACAGAATACTACAGTTTTAGTCACTCCATTAATATTGATAAATAACGCATCTTTACCATTATATTTACCATCTACCCATCTACCATCGAAAATCGCTTTTAAACCGAATCCAGATACGTCAGCGATGTTAGTTTTAGCAGATGCTATAGTGTATCCAATGGCTAAAAATAAATTATTATTTTCATCAGATGACATTATAGTCATAGCAAATAGGAGTGCTAGTATTGAAGACTTACCGCATTGTGCATTCAAGCAGCGCCCTCTAACGCTATCCAGTTATATGACTGAAGTGCGTTAATTAATTGGGCGCATTTGTCTGACATTACGAATTTTTGATTCCAAGGTTTTCCCTTAGATATCTTTGCTTTGATGTCTTTCTTTTTCATTACTATCACTCCCCTTTGTTTTAATGTCTATAATATATTGTTACAACAGTGCATGTTTTTACACTTATTTATTCTTTTTATCCCTTAATGATCTACGCATTTCTTTGAAGTCATCGTGTAAATTCTCATCATCATAATTAAGAATCCACGTAGGGATATCAATAAATATATTTTCTACTACAATGCTAGCGATGAAGCATCCGATTATTTCTTTAAATGTTAGCCAGAATACATCAAATGCATCTTTAGCACATAGCATAACGATAAATAATAACACAGGTAGTATTAAATTACATAATAAATTTAATAATGCTTTAAAATATATTCTTTTAGTAGTAATAGGTTTAATACTATCTATCATTTTCTTTACGAAACGGAATACCCCGATATAGACAATTAATAAGAATATTAATGCCATAGCAGGAATCTTATATCGAGGTTCCGCAGTAAATAAACCATAGTTAATACAAATAAATACAGTAGGAATTACTCCAATAAGAATAATATTTAAAATCTGTGCTAATAATCTGACAAGGCGTAATTTTCTTTCAGACCATTCTACTAGATTCATAAAATCACTCCTATTCTGGTTTATTTTCTTCTATATTATATTCAGCTTTTAATGCGTCTAATTTAGATGTTAATTCTATTGATTGAGCCTTAATTAATCTAGCTCTTTCTTCTTCAGTAGCACCAATTTTATTTACTACTTGTTTTTCTAGTTTGTCCATTCTAGCAACCATTTCTTCTTGGTTTTCAGTAATAATATTGGCGATGTTATTAGCTACTACTTCATCCATATGTTTCATACATTCATTGATAACTTTATCCTTATCAATATTTTTAATACGTAGTCTGATTACACTAATAACTAATGTTAATAGAACACCGAAATTAGCAGTTAAGAATGCTATAAAAGTACCAAACCATTCAGTTGATGTTAAATTGTTAATAAATTCTTGCATTGTTTATTACCCCTTTACAATAATTATTTTCTTTCTAGTTCTTTAATAGACATCTCTATTTGAGATACCTTTAAAGAAACTATATCTAATGCTTCAGTAATAGTCTTATCTACATTGTCCTGAGACTTTCTAAAATTCTTTAATTGAAGTTCTAACTCATTAATCTTTTGTTTAGCTGCTAGAAGTTCATCAAATAATTCACCGACAGTATATGCATTACCTGATTCGTCATACACTACTACATCGATTAAATCTTTAGAAACCTTATTAGGGCCAACTACGGTAACGACTTTACTTTCATTAACTTGATTTTGATTTTTTATGGATTTCATTAGTTACCCTCCAATATATTTAATCTTCTATTAATCTCAGCAATTTGTTTAGACATATTGTTATATGCCATAAATAATGCTGTTAAGTCAGATGGTGCATAATATGCTCTATCTGATGTGTTATATAACGTAAAGTAACTATTAGGAGTTGTGAAAGTTGCTTCATCTGTTACTATGATGAATTTAACTGTGCATTGTTGTAAATTATCTATAGTTAATCCATCAAACAATTCAGTAATTGAGATAAAGTATGTATTATCATAATTATAGTTCTTTACTAAATAAACTGTTGATGTATCTCCATTAGGTAGAGTTACGGTTGCTCTAACATTGACTATATTAACGAAATTTATTAATCTAGCCTGAATGTTAATAGCATTATATTGAGAGACAATCGCAGAAGGGTCTGTGACTACGACTGCCCCGTTATTAAAATCTATGTCATATGTTATTGTTGTCATATTATCACTCCTTGGTCATTTAAAAATACCTTAGTGTTTGCTGCAAGGGCCCTATCTATATAAATAGTATAGGTTCCTGGATTTCTAAGTGCTAAATGTGAATGTTTATGTTCTATAGATATTAAACAATCATTACAGTTAAATGATTGTTTATATATATTACTAGTATAACTATCATAATATGTCGTTAGATGCCATGTATTTTTTTCATCTACAAATCCAAATCCTATATCTCTATTTGCCATTGTCTTTGTCCAATAATATTTACCTAAATAAGGATCAGACGTTAAACCTACAAAAGAGAAATTGTTTATAAAATCATCTATTGATGTAGCATCTGTTTTATAAGTAAAATGATATGCGTTACCAGTCCAAGTAATTGTATAATAATCACCATTATCAAAATTTATATACCTATTACGTGAAGTTAGTAGAGATTTAGAATCAAGTGAAACATTAGTAACTGTTTTGTCTGTTAATGTATTATTTGAGTAATTATACATGTAATATATTTTTTCACCATTTGTTTGAATATTATCAGTATTAATTCCTTCAGTAGCCAAAACAAATAAATAATTTTCCGTAGGAAATAGACATATACATATTTGATATCCTTTATTATTTGTATTAAATATATGACTAATTGTTTTTATAATAGTGCCATTATAGTTTAGTATATAGATATGAAATCTTGGTTTTTGATAATTATAGCTATCTGTAACATTATAATGACCATAAGACACAATATAAATATAATTAATATCACGATAAACGTTAATATTATAACTAACGTTACTTGATTGATTACTATTTACTTGGTAATAATCAAGGTTATTTATTTCATTCGTAAAATATGTTGCATGATATGAATCATCTAAAGTAATTACAATATATTTTATTTTTTGTTTTTCATATTGTCCATAATATGTTGAATATCCACCTGACCAACCATAGAATACTAATTTTTTACTGCCTTTATAACATTCTCTAGAATAAGGAAGACCAAGCATTGTATTAAAAGTAGCTTGTGTTATTAAAGCATCACCAGATAGAGTATCAGTAGCTTTATCATAATTACATAAATAAAAATTAACTGTATATAAATGAGTACTAGAGCTATAAGAATATGTCACTTTATATGCATGTGTATCATCGATTAGTTGAATATAATAATCATCTTCTACCATTGAATAAGTCCATATTGTATTAGCATTAACTGTTCCTGTCGTAATAAGAGGAAATCTATATGACGTATCTTGTCCTACACCAGAACTAATATCTAGAACCTTTGGAACAAGGGTGTTGAAAGTTTCATTTTCACTAGCTTGAACACCCTTGCTGACAAGATTATTTGCTAATGCAGTTTTTTGAGTAATTAATTCGTTTAAATAATCTGTTGTAGTTGGCATTATTCGCTCACCTCTACTAATGATGCTAGAACAGTATTAACACTGCCAATCATAGCATCAATTTCTGTTTTTGTATAATAGTTATCAGGAATATCACTAGTAGTAGCTAATGTACCACTCTTACTAGGTAATTGTAAATTATATGTGCCATATTTTAATAAACCATTATTAAGTATTAAAGAATTAGATAATTGTAGTGCATTTAATTTAGATGTAGCACCATTAATATAATAATTTACACCATTACCAATGTTATATGTGTTTGCATATGTAGTATTCCATATGTATGTGTTAGTACCTAGTGCATAAGTATTAGTTGATGCAGGAAGAATACTACCAAATCTAGGAGATGCAGTGTTAGTAGATGATGCACTAACTTTAAGACTACCTACATAATAATCAGTAGGGTCTATTGAATTTGAACCTCCAGTAATATCATAGATAATTCCTTCTTTTTCAATATTAGTTAATTCCACACGATCTTGTGTTAATGTAGCAACAATATCAAATCCAGCATCTTGATCATCTTCACCTAATACTGCAGCATATATATAATGTGTTCCTGCAGTTAAATTAGTAATAGAATATACATATGGTGTAGTATGTAATTCAGTAGCAGTTTTAGTTGCTATACGGTTTGCAGGTAAATATATACCTCTGTCATCTCTAATATCAGTATCTATATTAAAAAAAAATTCAACACTATTATCTAATTGACCATTGTTAGTTACAGTAAGTTTATATGTTGCATTAGGGTTAGTAACTGTGAATGATGCTACACAGTATCCCTCATTAAAATCTGATTCTACTTCGTTTTCGAACCAAATATAACCCTGACCAGGGTTAGTACCTATACCAACAATAGCATCAGAAGCATCCTTTATTACATTAACACTAGCTAATGTTACAGCATCTGGACGAGAACTATTCATAGTTAATTCTGAACCTGCTGAAATAGTAATATTTCCTGATCCAGTAATAGTTTGTCCATTAATAGTTTTAAATGTTTGTGCAGGAGGTATTAGATTATCTACCTCAGTTTTAGTATATGTTGTAGATGCATCTGCTTTAGCACTCAATGCATTATCTACTTCTGTTTTAGTATATGTAGTAGAAGCATTAGCCTTTAATGCAATTTGATTAGCTACAGTAGTGGCAAAGTTTGCATCATTACCTAATGCATCACTTAATTCTTTAAGAGTATCTAATGCTGAACCAGCACCATTTACTAAATCAGATATTTTACCATCTACATATGTTTCAGTAGCCATATCAGTTACAGCAGTATTAACATATGATTCAGTAGCAAAATCAGAAATTAAACTATCTACTGCTGATTTATTATAGTAATTACTTATGTTTATACCTTGTATTAATGCATCAACTTCAGATTTAGTGTATGTATTATTAGATAATGCATAAGAATCTTCATCGATTATAAAATATAATTCATAAGGATTAATTTGATTATTACTAGCTAGAGTATTATATTGTGCTCTAGTTAGTCGGTTAAATGTTAATTGATTATATATATTTTCTTTCATTTAATCACCTCATTATTCGTAGTCATAATCTACATATCTGACTCTGAATGAGAATGTAGATGGGAATGTTCCAGATTTACTTCCACTATCATTAGACCATCCTTCAATAGCGTAAATATATCCTAAATCAAATTTATTAGTTGTATAAGTTCTTGGTAAATGTTTTAAACCTTCAACGCCATATTGTCTTACATTAAAATATGTCGCATAATGGTTTATATTATAACCAGTTTCTGTATCATCAGAGAAATATAATTCTACTTCTATATGCTTATTATATCCCACATCATAATATGGGTTAGTTCTACTAGATGTTCCAGTGTTTTTAAATGTAGGTCTATTATAATAAATATAAAATTTATTTATTATTACACCTGAAGTATTTGTTCTAACAGTATATAAACCATCACCTTCATATGTACATACAGCATCAGTAGATACACTACCATTAAAATTAAATTCAAATTGAATTGATGGAGTATAATCGAGTATTCCTTCTGTATCTGAACCAGAGAATGCCCAGTGTGCAGATGTAGTAGATGTAGCAGTTTCTAAATTTTTAGTAAAATCTGTCATAGGTGTATCAAAATATTTATATGTTATAGTTTTAGCAGTTCCAGTTACACCAAATATATTTACATCCTTTACTATATTAGCAGGAACTAAATCAGCATCTCCATTAATAGTTACAGAACTATAACCATCTAATGATTCAGTTGATGCAGTATATGTTATTGTACTTGCACTAGGCGTAATTGTTTTAGTACTTACTGTAGGAGCATATGTTCCAGTTACACCTAAAATATTAATATCTTTTTTAATATTAGATGCAGTAATATTTTGATCTATTGAACTAGTTACAGGATCAACTGTAATAGTGTTAAAATGTTGTCCTTGAATAGGATTAATAGTTTGTAATACCTTACTAGGATTAACTGTTACATTTACAGCAGGAGTTTCATATGTTCCAGTTACACCTAAAATAGTTACACCAGATTTAATATTTCCACCACTAATGTTAGCATCAATAGATGATGTAACAGCAGGAACAGTTACTTGACTAAAAACATATCCTGTAGAAGGTGTTACAGTTTGTAATGATATAGAAGGAGTTATAGTAGTTATTACAGAAGGTGTTTCATATGTTCCTTCTACTCCTAATATTCTTACACCTGATTTAATATTAGATGCAGTTATATTATTATCTATTGCAGATGTTACTTGTGGAACTACTACAGAACTTAACGTATATCCTGTAGAAGGTGATATTAACACGTTACTAGACGTAGATAATGTAGCAGTTTTAGTTTGTTCAGGTTTAGCCTCAACTAATGTACCTAATACACCTAATATTTCAGTACCAGAACGTACATTAGATGCAGTTATATTACTATCTATTGAAGAAGTTACTGCACGAACAGTAACCTCTCCTAGACAGTCATAACCAGTATCTACAGTTATATTCTGTGAGACAGTAGTAGGTGTAACAATTTTATTTTGAATTTGTAATGAATTTAAATCGGCTGTAGTATATGTTTGTGCCACACCGACTAATGTATTACCTAAATAAATAGAACCCATAAATTATTCCCCCTCATTTGCAACAGTATAATCTCTAAATACAAATCTACATTGAGGAACTGCTGCAATTAGAGCATCTACCTCTGCTTTAGTATATAATTCACTTCTAACATATACTTCAGATTTGTTAGCTTTAGCAGTTATAGCTGAGTTAATAGTTTCAATAGCAGAATTATTATTAGCCATTGCAGATGCTAATTCCTCTAATGTATCTAATGTTTGAGGAGCAGCACCGATTAATGCGGCAATTCTATTATTGATATATGTTTGAGCATTACTATAATTAGTTGCTAATTTATTATCTACGGCAGTTTTATTATAATAATCAGTTAATGTATCGTTTATTTGTGAAATAGTTTCACTCTTATTATAATAATTTGCAAAATTAGCATTTATAGTATTAGATGCGTTAGTTATAGCAGTATCTACTTGTGTCTTAGTATAAGTAGTAGATTTATCTGCTTTATTACCTAATTGTGTTGCTACGGTATTAGCGAAGTCAGCATCGTTTCCTAGAGCATCTGCTAATTCCTTTAATGTGTCTAGAGTACTAGGTGCAGTATTAACTAAACTAGCAACTCTAGTATCTACATAACTAATAGGTGCATAAGATGATAAATTTAATTCAGTAATAGCACCATCTATTTCATCATCTACCTGATCTTTAGTATAGTAGTTAGACATATTAATATCTTCAGGAATTAATGCATCTACTTCTGCTTTAGTATATACATCAGATGAATCTGCTTTATTATCTAATGTACTATTGATACCACTGATAACTGTATCCATAGATGATTTAGTATATACATCTGCAGAATTAGCCTTTAATGCTAAATTATTCTCTATAGTACTAACTTGGTTATCGATTTGAGTTTTAGTATATACATCTGTTTTAGCAGCCTTATCAGCGATATTTCCAGTTAATGTGTTAATATAACCATTTACTTCTGTTTGTGTATAATAGTTGGCTAATCTAGTATTTAATAGGTTAGCAACTTCAGTACGTGAATATGTATCAGACTTATTATATTTATTATTTACTAATGTTAAAAGGTTATTGAAATCTGAACTATGTTGTGTATTAGTTATTGTAAATTGTTCATCGACATATGTTCTTGTTGCATAGTTAGATAAATCAGCTAAACCTCCAAGAGCATCCCATTCTGTACCAGTCCATACATAATTCACACCATTTTCAACTACGTTATAACAGTCACCTATAGTATTTCCAGCAACAGGAAGATTTCCTACAGTTTCTACAGAACCTTTAATCTTATATAAACCAGTTATCTTATTATCGACTTCTAATTTAGTATAGAAATCATTATATGCAGTACTACTATTTAATTTATCTGCTAATAATGAGTTCATATTAGCACGAGTATAGTAGTTATTATTTAAATATGTATAAGGAACATATGTATCTATAATATTATGTCCTTGAGAATCATTAGATGCTCTACCGACTAAATATGTTCCATTAGTTAATTGTGATTGTAGAGTAGATAAATCAGTATTTAATTTATTAAAGTTAAATTCAGTATAATCTTTAATAGTAGTGTTATTATTATCTGCCATGTTAATGTCAGATGCATATAAATATAGATTTCCTACACCATATTGTTTTCCATTTAATTTTTGAGTAATGGAAACTTTATTTAAATAACTATCACCTGATCCGATACCTAATTGTTGGTTGATTACACCAATAGAATACCAAATATTTTCTACGTCAGTCTTATTGTATGACATATCTAATATATCGGCATTATTAGAATATCTTACGGTGATTTGACTATTAATGACATTTCCTTCATGTAGATATCCATCGGAATCATAATAAGAACCCTGTAACGCTACAGTTAAATAACCTGTGTTACCACTAATTATGAAAGAGACCAATGAACTAGGCAATGTATATTCAGCATATATATTGTCGTCAATATCATATTGAATAGTCATAAAATGCTTTTCAGATGTTCCATCTGGTTTAGTAAATGTTACTGAAACAAAATCCCAATCTGCTTTAAAATATAATCTTAAAACATTATCAGAACTATTTTGAGTACATGTCATATTAACATTATTGACGATGTTACCAGTTTCATTAACATATAGTTTCATTATATTTTGAGCCATTGTGTCACTCCTTTATTAATTTTAAAGGGAGCATATTTCAGCTCCCCCTATAGTTTAATATTAGATAATGATAAATAAATGTCGCTAGTTCTACCAGAGCCATTTAAAGGTCTTCTAACATCTAATAAGACTTCACCAGTTTTAGGCCATACTAATGCATAACCAATGTAATTACTTGCATTATAGTTAAATCCGTTTAATGTTAAATGATTATTATCACTATTTTTAGTTATAGATAAATCACCAACTTTATCATCTACCATATTACCTTGGAATGTACTTCTAGATAAGATAGGAACTCTATAACCTACCCAAATAGGTAATTCTTGTGCAGATGTATCAGCAATATATCTAATAGATGGATTCTTAAATAAATATTTAGTTAATCCATTTCCGATGTAAATATCTTTATGTTTAGATATGAAATGCATTTGATAGTTAAATGCAATTCTTTCTCTATTATCCTTATGTAATTTAATATTCTTATTGAATATAGCAGTAGATTTAAATAATTCTTCAGAATCATATACCCATTGACACATAGGTAATGTAGATGCTAATGGATATGAACTATATTTTAATTTAGTTTCATGTTCAGGAGTTAATCTAGTTAATGCAACTTTCATATATTCACATTTACCTTCTGAATCAACATAACGAACATCAGCAATCTTCTTCTTAGCAGTTGTACCACCTAAAGAAGTTCCTACACGTTCATATGTAGCAGTACCAGCAGAGAAATTGTCATACATTTTAGCACTGAACTGAATAGAGTTTAATCCACTCGTAGTAGTAGCACTTAACAATATACCTTTAGCACTTCTAGTTACATTGTTATAATCTTTCCATTGTACAGCAGTTCCATATTTAGTTCTGCACGCATTAATGTAGAATGCATCAGGTTTTAATTGTGGATTTACTAGAGTTCCATTACCATATAATCCATCATATATAACATCTGGCCAATTCTTAACGGATAATTTATTAGAAATAGGATATGATTTAAAATCTATAAAACAATAATCATTGAAGTTTAATGTTCTAGTAATATAGTTATCACCATAGATTTCATATTTTCTATATGAAGAATCTACACCCATTCTTTCATTAATCTTGTTAATATTCTTAGAATAATTTACTGATGAATCAATATATTTATTATTAAATTCATAAGATACTACGTCTATATAATATACATCACCATTCATTTTAGTTTGATAACCTAATAGAGGAATTTGTGACATATTAAATGTAGTATATAGTTTTTGAATAGAGTTATTACCAAGTCTCTTTAATTGTTCATTAGCAGATTTGAATAATCTAGAATCTGAAACGATATTATCTTCTTGGTTGAAGTTTTTATAATTATAGTTAGCTAAATCTGTGATAGTAGATTGCTCTATATATGACACAGTATCTACTACAGGGACATATCTAACCTTATATTGAATATCTTGTACTGGGTTATAATGTGTATCCCAGTTATTTAAATTTGCTACACCCTCATCAGGTTCAGGGATTAAATTATATAATCTATTAATAATACGTTGTATTACATATGTATCAGATGACCATCCTAATACTTCATATAATTTAGATGCTTCAGATAATCTACCTAATCCATTAATCTTATTATCTCCTTGTTTATAATATAATGCTAAACCTTTACCTGTTTGTGTATCAGGTAATGTATCATATATATTCTTTTCATAAACAAATTGAGTTAAATCTACTACAGTATCTGGGTTATTCTTAAATACGTTAGTAGCGAATAGATTACAGAACTTATAAATAGGTTGATCTACTTCTACTATCATAGATGAAATATCTAAATATGCACTACGAGATGTATCTGCTCTTGCTGTAGTATATAAATCACCAGCAGGATATAATGTAACAAAGTTATCAGATACTAGATTTGATATATTAGAAACAAATCCTGTAGAGTGATTATCTATAGAAGATTGAGATTGTGATTCAACATTTAACTCTTTAAAGTTATTTGCCGCAATATTAAATACGGTAGTTTCATTTAGAATATCATAAGTAATAACATTCTTACCATCGATGTATTCTAGTCTAGGAATACCATTGAATTCTTTACCTAAAATAGCTAATACTTCATATAATGTCTTACCATTTTGAATAGCTAATTCAGGACATCTTAAATTAGCAGTTCTAGATAATACAGATGGTTTAATAGAATATTTAGCAGTTTCATCTCTATCTAGAGGTTCTACTATATCTACAATCTTATTTAAGGTATCTTTAATAGTAACATATTTAACATCTTCTGAATATGCACTAACTGCTTTAACATTCCATACGATACGATAGTGTGTAAAGTTCTTTGGTACTGGTTTCATTGTAGCGATGAATGATAATGCACCTTCACTACTCATAGGTTGAGAAACAATATCAATATGATTTTCTGCAGTGTTATCAGATGTAGTACTCATTAATCCTATTCTATTACCATAAGCATCGACCATATCATCTATTTCTAGAATAATATCATAATCTCCTGCTTCAGTGAATGTATAAGTAGGAATTGTGTTAGGGCCTTGCACTGTAGCAATTAATGTTTCAGGATAATTAGAATCATATGCTGCATTATCTCTATGTCGTCTAACATAATATTTTCTAGTTGTAGTATATTCATTAACCACATTTTCCCAAGATTGACCTACCATGAATAAAGATGCCATGTAACCAGGCTCACCTTGTTCAACAGGTAATACAACAGAATCTCCAACTTTCCATTCTTTTTTAATAGATGTTGGGCCAGTTAATCCATAATAAGAGAATGCACAAGTACAATTCTTAGATACTAAATAATTTACTGGACTTAACCATCCTAACCATTCCCAACCAGTGGCATCAGCTAACCAATCAGCCCAACCCATTGCCCAGCCTAATGCACCTGCTAACTTAGCATACCAACGTTCATCATTAAGTAATGCATTGATTTCATTAGTAGCAAGTCTCTTTTCTATTCTCATATTTCCAGATTCTGCTCTGTTAAAATAATAAGAACCAGAAACTAATTTAGGACTAGCCATTTCTGTTCCGAGTGTGTTAATAACCATTTGAGGTTGTGTAACAGAGAATGATGGCATAATTTCAGATTGTAATAAACGGGTTCTTTCGATTAATGTTAATTTATGATCCCATAATGTATTGTTGCCTAGTTGCACATCTGTAACTTCATCTGAAGCGACTAACATATTAACTACCATAGATGGATTCTCTAATGATGAGTCATAAATACATAATGATGCATCAGAATATGCTTCAAAAGGTAATTCTCTATTAATATGACATATTTTAATAGCACATGTATCTAGAGATTCATCGATTGTTGCAGTATATGTGAAAGGCAATTCAATAGATGTATAATTTACTCCATTGATTACAACGTTATATTGTTGTGTAGCTTGTACTAATTTAATTATAGTATTAGATTTGTCTGAATTTAGATAATAATGATATCCATCTTCAGTACTTAAATATTCACCAACAGCAATTACATAAATTTCTTGCTTACCAATACTCTCTTTCATAAACTGAGTCATATTGTATGACGTTTCTTCATTTTGTAATGTAACGATAACTTTACCATTAGAACATACTTGGTATCCTCTACTATTAGGTACAGGTGCCCATGATAGCATGTTAGTAGAATCACGTAACATAACATTTTGAACTTGATCTAGTTTAACGAAAGTAAATTGAATAGTATTTGATGCATTAGAATCAAATATTGAATCAGAGTTAGATTTCGCAATAATATAAATAGTAAATTGTTTAGGTGTAGGTGATGATAGTGTATATGAATTTAGGTTAGTAGATGTCATATAAACACCATTATCATAAATATCATAATAATCTGCATTTTCTATTTCATCCCATATTAACATAGTTGAATCAGGTTTAACACTAATTACAGGAGTAGATAATGTACCGAATGTAACTATGTTAGACATTTTAGATTCAATATATCTAGGGTTAGGATATAAAGTAGATGCAGGTGATGCTTGAACAAATGCAGTATATGTCGCAGCATCTAGTTGAGTAATATCGTAATATGCCGTAGAAACAGCAATTTTTTGACCATTTAATGTTAATGTATAATGATGACTATTTTGTACTTCATCCCAAGTTAATCGTCTATTTACAGTATCTAGAGATAATTCAGGAGTAGGTAATAAATATACATAATATTGTAATTCATTAGATGGTTCAGAATCTATGTAAGCAAAATGGTCAGTATTATTAACTGCTTTCATAGTAACAGGATAATATGTAGGAGATGATTCATTCTTATATACTGTGTGAGTTAAATGTTCTAAATCTTGATGAACAAATACATCATCATCAGCAACATAAATGTCATACTCTTCTGCATTAGTTATAGCAGTCCAATTAACAATAGATAAACCATTTTCAAATTCAATAGTAGGAGAATCTAGTTGTGTAACAGTTACGCTAACACTATTAGAGTAATTTGATTCAAATAATTCTCCATTATTACCTCTATAATAACCTTTAACCTTATAGCTATAAGTTCCTACAGGTACAGCATCTAGAACAGCTCTAACAGTCTTCATATCTGTATTGCTAGTTCCATCATAAACAGTATTTATTTTTACATCATTTTGATAAATATCGTAGTAGTCTGCACCAACAGATTCCCAGAATAAAACATTATTAGTTCTAGTTAATACTGGAGGATTTAATATACCAACAGATATCATACCAGTTTCCCAAGCATCTAGATAATAAGGTCTATCAGTTATAGAATCACCAGAACCTAGTGTTTTAACTGCAATATTATATAAATCTTGAGTATATGAAGATATATCAAATTCAGTCGTATTAGCATCTAAAATATGCTCTACAGCACCATTAGATGATGTAATAGTTAATTTATATCCTCTAGCATTATCAACAGCATTCCAAGAGATAATTCCAGTATTATAATCGAATGTAGGAGTAGCCTTACCTAATACGATTGCCTGATAATCACTTAATACATTAGATGCAGTTGAAGGATAATAATAGAATGCATTATTAGACATTGAAGTAACATATGTGTTATATGTTAATGTAATGTGATATGGATTTTTAACTGCACTATAAACATTATGTTCAGCTACTGCAGCATCAGTCTTCTCAACAGTTACAACATTATCTTCAATACCATTTGCATATGTAGTAACTAAATATCTATCTACATGATCATCATCAACGTTATCCCATTCTACTATAGATGTATCATCTCTATATGAAATAACTGGAGGATTTAGTAATGAGTGAGTGTATTCAAATGAGTTAGAATCATCAGAAACGAAATCTGAAATGTATGACATATTCTCATTAGTAATATCAGAAGGTAATGCAGTAATATAAATATTATGACTACCTTGACTATTAGATGTATCATAAATCTTTTGTTTTATAGTTTGAGATAATGTAGCAGGAACAGATGTAACATTAGTTCCAGTATCCCATTCATTTGTTAAAGGGTTATATACTCTATATTCATCATAAATTTTATATAGAGTAGCAAATTGTATATTAGGCCAAGATAACTCTACATATGCATCATTAGGATTAGATGATGGATAATCGGTAGTAGTTAATCTAGGTGTATCTAATTTATCCATTGATATAGTAAATGTGTATTCATTAGAATCAAATTCATGATCAATATTAGATAAGAATTTTAATGTAAATGTATTATTACCATATAATAGATTTGATTTAGTATATAATCTACGTTTAGTATTAGATTGATCTATAGTACCTGTTGAAGTATCTGTAGTTCCATTAACACTAATAGAAACAGTATCACAATAAGTTATTTCAGCAGGCCATGTTATAGTACATTCATTAAATCCTGTTCTACTTTTAGTTACTGTAGGTACTGCTATCTTAGATAAATTAAAATTAAACTGTATTCTATTAGAATTATTCATTGAATCAGTTTCATCTACAATATAAATACTGAATGAAGT